AACCTTCGGGGATGAGAGAAGGAGGACAGGTTTTTGTGTGTTCCCTGTTCTCCTTCATTTTTAAGCAATCAAATAACCATCAAATAAAAACTAAAGACATGAGAGAGTTAACAAAAGTACAAGACAAGATTGAAGAGATGGCTAAAAAAGAACTTGCCAATGAAATCCTCAAACTTGATTCAGAGTTCAGAGATTTGATACGGAAGTACAACCACATTACCTGTGATGTAACTATTAAGGTACAGGACAAGGATGGAAAATGTTCAATGCCATACCTCGTTCAACTCATCAGAAATGAGGCTTTGGTTGAAAGCATCAAGGACAAATACTTGCCGGGGTATGTAGATGTAATGGTCACTAAACTACTTCAAAAATGAAATGCCCATACACCGACAAAGTAAACGCCTGTGTCTATCTTGATGAGATGACAGAGGATGACCGGAGATATGAATGTCCGGACTGCCCCCACTACGAGCCAAGATCGTACTACGACAGGCCAGAGGAAGAGAGTTTCATAATCTCAGTCCTATCAGTAGCCTTTATTACAATAATCCTGATGGGTTTTGCGTATATTGGCATCAGAATAGTTAAGATCGCAATCCAATGGTTTCAATGAGAAGGCACAGAAAGGCCAAGTTCCCGAAAGAATTTCATGCTCCACAAAAGATGAAGATTATCCGTGTAGATTACCACACCCAGATAGAAGTGCCGGAGAACATGCCAGACGATGTAGCCATTGAACGATTTAACTTGAGGAGGAGAGCAGGTCAACGAATAGGTAATGTGCCGTCAGAGGTCTTAAAAGAGGCAAAAGAAGAAGGGATAGAGCCTGTGATAGACGTTATCCCTTCCGAGGACAGTCCCCTCATCGAAGAAGAGGACGATTAGCATAGCGAGAGGCGGTTATTTTTTACCGCCTTTTCCTTTTCCTTTTTTCTTACCACCACATTTTTCGCAAGTCATAGCATTGTTATTTGGTTAATTCATCTGTGCTTCCCAATGAATTGATCTGAAAGTGAAGATCAAAAGACAGGACAGGTGCGGAAGCATTACCGCCTGTATTATATGGACAAGTGCCGGTAAATTGAAGACTGGCATTTGATGTGTCTCTGTAAATCCGGAATTGGATGATGTCAGAAAGCGTACTGCCAACGGGAGCAAGAATAGGTAAAGAGTAAGAAATCTGATGAATGGTCGTGCCAGGAGTGTAAGGGAAGGCCAGACTATTGCATTTCAAGAATGTCCAAGCCGTTACTTTTGCTGCTGCGTTAATCTGCCACCGATATTGAAATAGAAAGTTTGGAATATAGTTCTTTGCTTGCATCCAATGAATGTGAGGATAAACAGATACGGACAAATCCTTATCATGGTTAAGCTGCACGTTCTTATAAATCATGTCAGCCAAGGCAGGGTTAGCATTATAAGCCGCATTGAAATCAAAATCAACCGTACTTTCTGTTATGTTAAGAGTAATGCCAGCACCGCTTCTCTGGATAGACAGAGCATCCCCTAATTCATCTCGCCAAGGCCGTGCATCTCCCTCCATTACCTGATGTCCGGTAGCATCAAACTCCGTTGTGTCTGGTGCATCTCCCATGATCTGATGATCGGTAATACCATAACCATCAATAGTCGTTGGCTTACCTGTAATGTTATCCCAGGCGATTGTATCTTCATCGCTGAATTTGGTAATGTATTCCATGCTTAAGCCAACAGCAACTAAAGAGTTATAGCCATTTGCCATAGCAACACCAACCTTTAAGTATGATGTCTCAGAACCAGATAATGCCCTTGCAGTTCCTCTTATCCCACCATCTCCCGAAATTAAAGATCGGATGACATCTCCTTGTTTACATCTGCCATTGATGAAAACAAAGACCAAGCCAGAGGTTACTACTTCACAGAGAAGGCCATTTGATATGCCTCCCTCAGTAATAACACCGAGCATCTTCTGTTCGTTATTGCCAAGCAAGGCAAAGGAGTTTTTTTGGACAGGATTAACCTTCACAAGCCGACCAAGAACCGAACTATTTCCGGTAGCGTTAATGACCTTCATCGAATGTTGGATTTTCTTTGGTTAAAAGTTTTTTACACTCATCAAGGTACATGGTATTTAGTTTGGTGATGATCACATGTACCTCTTCCGGAGAGTATTTAATACCGATTAAAAGACCCTTGTGTGAAGGGAAGTATTTCTTATACTCTGCCTTGAGTTCTTCCTTCAGAGCCTCTAATTTGGCCCAATCAGCCTTGTTTATGCCCCCAGATGCCGCCTCAACCTCTTTAGAATACAATATTCGCGCTTCTTCCGTACCATCATCGTAAAGGGCATGCTCTCCGGGCGTAAGGAGAACGATATTCTTAAGGTAGTTGCGAAAATACGGGAATTTGTTCTGCCCTTTGGCTAAAACGTGGGCAAACATATTAAAGAAGAGGGGTGTAGCCTCATAACTGCGAAGCCAGAAGCCAGTAATGAAGGATTTCTTTGGTCTGGTGATCCAGACAATCCGAAAGGTTGCTCTTAAACTGAGATCAATCGGAATGATAGTATTTTCTTTTTCCATAATTCAAAGATATAAAAAAGGAGGCCACACCATCTCAGTGAAGCCTCCCTTAACTAAAAACAGTAAGTAAGAGTTATCGGGTCAAAGTTAGTTAATTTCTGTTTAACAACTCGCATACCTCCGCTATTGTTGCGAACTGGCAGAAGGCTTCCTTATTTGCATAATGGGCAAACTGCGGAAGATCTCTTTGTAATTCAATAAACCTCTCGTTATTCAGAGATGGAGTTAATCCGGAGAGAACATGGTACAACTCTTTCTTCGTTGCAAAGTCTCTTTCGTTGCCCTTATTGAAGGCCGGCACAAACAATTTGTACTTGTTCAACTCTGTGCTGCTTGGCTGAATGAGTTCATCCTTAACATTAGTATCTGCCTCCGGGGTCGGATTAATATACATTTTCTCTTCTGGTGTCAATGCAGCTTCTTCAAACGGCTTGAGATATTCCCTCAGAGTACCTTCCTGATGTGCAAAGATGATCTCACGGAGTTTCTTGTTGGTATTCTTCCCAGGAATGAGCATAAGAGCCTCTGACAACTCACTGTCTTCTTTGATTATCTTAAGGAGATCCTCTGTCTCCATGTCTGTCATTTGGGCAATAGTAAGTTTCCGAAACGCCTGGTCAGGTGTTATAGGATTTTTATGAATATCTTCCTTTGTCCCAAATTCGTGTCCCCTTTCCATTTCATCCACAAGAGGTCCAACTTCATGTGGTCCTTCATAAACAGGCATCTCTTCAATAGGTGTTGGTGGTATAAAAACCGGAGGAGGAGTTACCGAAACATTGGTTGCATCAACAGGCGCAAAGTCCGGAGCCTTGATCTTGTCAACTGCTCTTTCCGTGATCTTTCTGCTTCTTCCCTCTGCAAAACTCCTGTCCGGGATCTGCAAGGACACACCATTACCCTGGTCAATCACAACCGTCTGGTCAACCGGCATGTCAGTCGCTTCTTCCGTAGTGTAGATGCCGGCCATGACATCAGGGAACAAGTCACGCGCAATAAATCCCAATGCCCGGTAGTTAATCATTCGTGCCGGATATTTGTACCAAGACGATGACTTGTACTTCCACCCATCCTGTCCATTGACCTGTTGCTGAGTAATCCACAAACCGGCTCTCTTGGCATTTGCAACAGAGAATGATCGTGTCAAGGTCTGTCCATTGTCAGATCTCGCTGCCGTAATCATAACAATGAAATTCTCTTGTTCGATAGAACCCTCTTCTTTCTCAACCCAGGATCCGGATTTAAGTTTTCCGGAATTGAAGATCATGCTCTTTGCCAGGTCCCCTTTGATAGAAAGCAAACCATTGACAGGAATGATATGCTGCAATGCTGTCAGAGGCGGCAACTGCAACTGATATCCCTGTATCAGAACCGCAACAACTGATGCGGTCTTGCCCTTATCAAAGTCCGGCTTTCCATCCGGTAGTTTCTCATAGAAGTGGTTCGGGACCAACTTACTCTTCAGTAAGATGTTCGCAAAGTTCTCCATCTTCTCAACTGTCTCGTAGGCATCCTCCACGAATTTCGGAAGCCTCGTTTCTGCTTTCACTAATACATTGTCGCTCATAATCTATTTTTAAAGTGTTATTTATTGTTTTCTTCATTTTCTATCTGCCAAAGGTGGTGACAGTAAGGATGTAGGTTCACAAACTCCGGCTTTGGTGGGAATATCTGTGCCATAGTCACGTTATCTGGTAGAAATAAGTACCTGGCTTTCTTAATCTCGTTGTATGACGGAGATGCTGATGGTGTACTGATAGACAAATGCCACAAGCCATTGTCAATGCTGACTATGATATAGCACCTGCCCATTCTAAATGTTCCGGTCTTAAATTCCTTTTCCATCGTTGTATTTCCATTGGTTATTCTTCACTCCCCAGATACTCCTGACCTGTTTTTCTTTATCGCCCTTGATTAATAAATCCATATCAGTTAAGTTGGTGATACATCTTCTTACTGTGGTAATCAACATGTATTTCATTTCTGGCATACCTTGATCCTCTCCGGTCCAGGCTTGAATATCATGTGGAGTGAACCATCTGTTTGGCTCTCGCTTGAAGATCTCAAGGATCTGGTCCTGTTGAGTCACCGCCTTCCGTTTGGCCTCCTTCAACTCTTCTCCCTCAATAGGTATAGAGTTATGAAAGTCTATCTCTTTCTGCTCTTCCATCGCTATTCCTTGTAACACGATATACCATCAAGTGAAAGGTAGATCCTCTCCCTGCCATCCTTTATAGATGATCGTGCCTTCAGGGCAAAATTGACCGTTACCCAATCATTCCTCTGGATGGTGTCAATCTGCTGCATACTCTCGTTGATGAACTCAAATTCTACCTTGTTGGCATACTTGCCGTTCATAACCTCCATGACCAGGACCCGCTTGGCAAACTTGTCAAACTGCATCTTTGGCTGGATGTCAATAACCTTTCCGGAAATTGAAAAATTGTTCGTCTGTACTTTCATTTCGCTCGTCTTTTAGTTTTACATTAATGTTTGAATTGTTATCTCAGTCCGGGGTTTCTCCGAATATAGTTTTCTCCCTACTACTTGGCAAATCAGACTGTCATCCCGATAAAAGATCTTATTAAGTGCATCCTGCACAAACTTTATTAAATTGTCAATATCAGGCTTTGATGAACACCATTCAGGTGCGGTTGCCTTAATCTTGCCGATATTCTTGCCAGTGCCATAGTGTCCTTTAGGTCTCCTCATATAAAAATTAATCTCAAGCATGATCGGTTCGTCAATGGGTGTCGCAGGTGCATCCTGTTGCAGTATTGAGGCAAATGTTTCCTTAACCTTCTTGGCCGGATCGTATGTCTGAACGTGCATACGAACACCGGTTCCCATTGTGTAATGCCTGTGTCGTGGTTGTGCTGACGGCTCTCCCAGGACTGTGAGTTTAATTGTCATTTGCTTCTTTTTTGTCTCTGTTAATTAGTATTGCCGCACACAACGCAAACCCTACATAAAAGCCAATTATAAAAACGCCAATTATTGTTGCTGTCATTTCTTTATGTTTTTAAGTTATGGTTGCCATACAATACCTGTTCCGTTGCAACTCCGACACGTTTCAGGTGTTATTGAAGTTGATGACCAATCACCGCTGGTTTGATTATAAAAACCATTTGGTACTTTCCCGTTGCCTCTGCATACAGGGCAAACTACTGCGGTTTTCTTTTCTTCTGTAACGGGGTCGGCATAATAAGCTCTTATCGCTTCGGGTATATCACTCCGATGCCAACAAGCTCTTGTCGCAACTTCCTCATAATGACTTAACGCTTCTCTCATTAAGTCTTTTCTTGGAGTTTGGTTTGATGTTTCTTCTGCTGCCATGTTATTTTCAGTATAAAAATCAGGAGGTTTCATTTTTAAGTCATCAACAGATGGCTTATAGTTTTTCAGAAATTCTAACTCTCTCGGATCATCCATGTTTGACATATTTACGGGTTATAACATCAGGCTTGTATTTGCCCTGCATTTGCTCAATAACCTCTCGCAATGTTAATTCAAGCATACCTATTAACTCAAGGGGTGTAAAGCCATCACAAGTTCGGTTAAGGCTCATAGAACCATCCTCATATTTGATTTGCTCAATATGATAGATACTTTTTGAAACTACTTTATTCTTATTCGCTGTTTTAGTCATGGCTTATATTTATTTAGTCATAAATTATTTTTGCTACATCCCAGGCAGTCTTAGCACTTAATCTCCGCTTATAAAGCCTATCCAGAAAGGTTAATTTATCTATCCCCTTGTAGTAATTAAGTCTCCATACAAGTGATAAAAACATCTTTATGCGTTTTATCTTTCTCTGCCTCTTTGGGGTTAAATCAACAATTTCATCACCAAAAACCTCCTTCATTTTGGCAATAAAGAGGGCCGAATCATTCTCGTTCCCCATAGTAAAAATGTACTTCTTCATCTCATTCCTCTTTTAAGTTAACTCCCAATACTCTTAACTGATCCGGAGTGAACATCTCTATTGCTCCAGTCTTAATATTCTGGCACAGGCCAACAGTATAGTGAACAGGCACAAGATTACCATAGCTATCAGGAAGTAAATCAAACTTAAGACCCCAATGTAAAAGGATGTAGTTCTCCTTCTTATCCTCTCCATCTTCCTCATACGTTACCTCAACTATTGTCCTTATTCTGCTCATCTGCTGCGTATTTCCAAATATGTCCTCTCTTGCTTGGCCTGTTATACCAAATGGAGTCATAGATTACATCCTTGCTGCACTTTAACTCTTTGGCTGCCACTACCGCACTCTCATATCTGCCAAGGACCTTCATTGATAAATCATATTGTATCACTGGCTTATTATGGTGCTTTACAAGATGATTTCCTCTTTCATCCCACCCTGCCTGGTACATCCAATCAAGATATACCCTCATCCTCTCCTCGTTCTCTTCCGACAGGATCCCCTCCGTGTACATTGAGGCAATCATCTTGTTAATGGCCTTTTCCTTCATCATCACCAGTTGTTTTGCTTAATCTTCGCAAATTCGGCCTCCACCTTCTCTTCTGCGGGACTTTCTTTGATGCGGACAGTAAATGTACGGTTCTTGGCTCCCTTGCGCTCTGCCCAGGTAATATTGCCCGATTTGCCAAAGTCAATAACTTCCACACCATAGCGGTTCATGTCACGGAGCAATAAGTTCTGGATCCCGGTTCTCTCTGCCTCTACCCTGGTCTTTAACCTTCTGAGGAAAGTATCTCTTCTGCAGAGATCAAATTGGTCTATTGTTCCTTCAATAGTCTCTCTCTCCTTGAAGAAGCGTTCGTTCATAAATTCCTGGTACGCCTCTGAGTTATCCGGGTCCGGCTCATGCTTCTGTATGACAGCATCCCATTTCTCCACTTCCGGTATGTTGGCAATCATCTGCGCCACACCTTTTCTCTCAAATGCTTCTTTGGCCGGCAATACCCTGTTTTCCCAGAAAGCCTTTGAGATCTCAATGATCCTCTCACATAGGGCCTCATCCCTCTGGATCTTCTCCACCTTAAAGACATTGCCATCCTGAAGGATCGCTATCTCAGCATAATCACTCTCAATGATAATCATGTACTGATGAACCTGAGCCAGATAGGAGATTGGAATGCCGTCTTGCCACATCTGCGCCGACCAGTATGACAAGGTTTTGACTTCCAATACTCCTTCTGTACTCAGTGGTTCACCCGTAATAAGGTTTACGCCACCCTTCATGTTGATTACCCGGTCAAGACTCGCAAACAGCCAGGGATACTTGGGATTGACAATATAGCCGTTAATATTGCGGCAATCCCTTACGATCTTGTCGTTCTTAAAGTTCTCGATGTAGCCATCATCGGTTCCATCATAATACTTCCAAATTTCTGCTATCTCGTCCTCAAGTTTACGGCCCCAGAACATCTTTGAGTTATCCTCCATTCTTGGTTGAATAGTGCCTACTTTTTCATGGAACAAACGGACTGCCGTGTCATATTTGTTCAAACCAAGAATAGTTGAAACTTCCGATCCTCCGATACCATTTTTGCGAAAGTCATACCATTCCTGTGAATGAGGTTCTATGCGTGTGATAATAAGATCTGATTTCATATAGGATTCATTGTTTTAAGTATCATTCT